TCGAGCATAGGCCTCCAAGTATTTTTTGTAATGTCATTGACGAATCTTACGCAACTGTATGTTAAGATATTCCAGTACTGCTTCAATTTCTTGTAGTTGATTAAAACGGTGTTCGGTCATGCCCGGCAAGTCTGACAGTTCTTTTTCTACTCGACCTCGTATTCGTATTTCTGTTTTTGCTGCAGCCATTTCTCCTTCATAGTAGTCGATGAATTCAGGTATGACACTTAGATCTGCTACTATGCGATTATAAAACATCAAGTGCTCCGGTTAACCAAGGAAAAGTTTTGCGCCATGCGGTGCCACGTCTGCGATCAAGTTCGTCAAGATAAGTACGCAACTTGTTGATTTCTACAGGATTGACATCAGCGGCGGCTATTTGCTGTCTAACACCTTGCATGTACTTACGAGCCTCTTGCTGTTGCCAGGTATCTGCGGGCATGACTTCCAGCACCTGTGCAAAATACGGTTCAAAGAAATCAGGACCCAGGATGTCGGGATTCATGTAAGTGGGTTCATTGGCTGAAATCAAATGATGTCCTATTTCTCTATTGGTTCTTTGTGTGTTTATGTAGGCAACAAGGTCCGACATGGTAGGCACAGTCAGCACAGACACGACCTGATTTATGTTTAACGTTATCCATCGTTCGCTGACCAAATATTCAAAATTCTGTTTCCACCGTTGTAAATCCAATCCATGTCGTACATATTCTTGCTGATCGCCCCAACAATCTATGCTGGCTGTGATTTCAAAACGCTTGATACAGCGAGCACTCACCAGGCTTTTGATTCTTTCAATATATGCACGCAGTCTTTCTGGGTCTACCATGAGATTGCTCACAATGTTGAACTCCAGATCCTTGTTAGTATGATTATACAGGAAATCCAAGCAGGTGTCAAACTGTCGTTGATAAAACGGTTCTCCACCCAACAAATGGAATCTACGCACTGTGGCATAGTTGGCATCTAGCCAGGACCAAAACTGCTGGGTAATCTGATCAAAATTGCTATGACGTTGATGTGTATTGTCAATCACCAGTCCTTTGTGTTCGAAACGACCATGACGTGTGTTTTCCTGCTGTATCCTACTGCTGAATCCATCGTGGCAGTACACACAACTGAGATTACAGGTATTGTCAAAATACACTTCTACTATTCTGGGTGTGACATCCACAGCGATGGGATTGTGTTCTAGTTCAGGCGGGGCAAGATCTGGTATGGCCAAGTGTACCATGCGATCACTGGTGCCACCGGCATCTTCAATTTTTTTGCAGTATTCACAACCACCAGCAGGCCACTCGCCGTCCAACATGATTCGACGATCTGCCAGTTTTTTTGGTGTATTATGGAATGTGTCAAAGGTTTCTGTGGTCAGGGCTGACTTGGCCACCCTATGACAACTGTTGGTTGTTCCTTCGTAGAGGTAAAGACTGCTCCAGGTCCATTTAAGTTGACAGGCTGTTTCAGTCTTTATTGGAAAATAACGTTGTGCCATTTACCAATCTGAATCATTTTCCTCGTCGAGTTCTTCGTCTTCGGAGGTGTACTCTTTGAGTGCTCGTTTGAGAGTGTTGTCTGTGCCGCCAAATTCTTTGAGTTCTCGATCACCCAGCATGTCGACCATGACGCTCATGAGATTATCAGCACATTCCTGCCGATCTTTCTGCGGCACATACTGTTTCATGATTGTGTATAATTCGCTTAGGACTTCTACTTCGATGGTCATTTGGATTCCTTTGTCAACTGTGGTATATTTAACCAATTTAAAAAACTGTCTGGAAAAACATCAAAACTTAAATTTCTACGCCGGGCAAACTCTGTCAGATAATGTTGTAGATTTTGTTTTTGTTGCTGAGTATATTCTGCCTGTAGTGTTTGTTTGATTTCTTGACCTTGATATTTATAATCAATATGAGATAATTGTATTTTAGACTCGGTATCCAGCACCGAAGCACTGAGATAGTCGGGATCTGTGCAAAAGTTCAACAAATTTTTGTCTGATCCGTACTCTTGTTGAAACTGGTCGAATCCATGCACAGTCAGATTACTCAACACGCTGCAAAATCTATAACTAAATCTACTGGACAACAGATCAAGATTGCGTCTGAATTGATCCCAGGTGTTGCCATATCTGTTAAACTCGTACAAGGCCCCAGTATTCTCAGCACTGATCGTAAAGGTGGTACCCGCGGGCAATTGATTCAGTATTTTGCTCAATCTGTCTGTGTTTACTCCCAGCCCTGTAAAGATGTCTGCCGACACCGGCAACTGTTTGATCACCTGCGGCAATCCATTGTACAAAAAGGGCTCTCCACCGGTAATTTCTATCTGCTCCACCGATCGGAATCGTTGTACTTCTTGCAGGATGGTCTGATAGGCCTCGCTGTTTTTTATGGCTGTTTGCCCCAGCTTCAACACTATGCGATCATTGGCATTGATGGTGTAGCGGTCCTGATCTAGATATGAACCATGAGCATCAATGTCACGTAACCAAGCAGTACTGTACTGTTTACAGCAATAACTACAGGTCAAATTGCAATCACTGCCAAGGTTGATGTGTAACACATGCGGAGAAGTGTACAGATCTGTGTGAGTCCTATCTGTGGTTTTCATGGCTGTGCGGCGACTGACTCGACCCTGACGTTCTGCTGACCAACAGGTATCTTCACACGAGTCCACAGGCTCATTGTTTAACATGGCCTGTCTTTCGGCTAACAATTCAGGAGTGTTAAACAATTTGCCCGGATTGGATCTAAGCCACGACAGGTCAATTTTGGTGGCCTTGGCTGCACAGCACGAGTTCATGGTTCTTCGCTCGGGTTCTACAGTCAGCCACCAAAATTTTTGACTACAGTAATACTCAGTCAACCGGTTCCTCTTTTTTGGATTTTTTAGCAGGCTTTTCTTCTACAACCAGCTCGTCAACTGTTTGCTCCACTTCTGCAGTTTTATGATGCGGGTTGGAGGTAAAGTCTGCTATGATACGATCTAAACTTGTATCTTCGTTACGTTCCCAGGCCTTGCGGAATTGTTTGATCACAGTTCCATCTGTCAGCGTGTATTTGAGACTGTTGCCTTCTTTTTCCAACAGGCCTTTGCCTTCAAACAGATCAACCAGACCCGAATAAAGATTCATGCCTTCTTCGTAGGGAATCTTGACCTGTACACTTTCAAATGGTTTGGCATAGCGTGTTTTCATGATCTTGCAAGCGGCACGGATACCTTTTACTTCACTAATCTTGTTGCCATCTTCATCTTCTTTTAGTTTTAGTTTACGCATGGCGACCACAATACTTGATGCGTAGATAAAACCCTGTCCACCTGAGATCTTGTCGTCTGGATCAAACATGTCCTGACTTGCGTATGTGTGTGCTGTACAAACTAGACCTAAATTCAAGCTACCAAACATGTTTACGCAATTACGTACCAGGGCGGCAAGTGCTTTGGGCTTACGACCCATGTCACCTTTCATGTCGCCTGCTTCGAATTGATTTACATCCGTTGGGGTAAGCAGCATACCCAACGAATCCACTACAAACAACACTTTAGGTCTTTCCGTTTCAGGCAATGTTTTATACTCTTTGACAAACTCTGAAATCATCTTGCCCACATCGTCAATCATGGCCATGTTGAGTTTGAGTAGCTTATCCTCACTGGTATCAACATTGAGTGCGTGCAACCACTTTTCGTCAAGTGCGTTTTCACTGTCAACTAGTATCACATAAATGCCTTGCTTTTGTGCGTTGGCAACCAGGTTACCAGAACAGATAAAACTTTTACCTGCACCCGATTCTCCGGCAAACACAGTGACTTTGCCTAGCGGAACACCTTTGTTGAAATCCCCAGATATGAGATAATTTAATGCATAGTTGTTGGTTGAAATCCAGTCGGTGGGATCTGTAAACCCTACACTGATACCGTCGATACTTTTGGTAATACTTTTTCTAAATTTACTTACGTCAAATGGTTTGGCCATGATAGTGTTCCTTGATTATGATTATTTTGTTGCTAATGCTTCTTTCTCTGCTGTGATTTCTTTACGGCGTTCTTTGATACCTTTGCTCATTTCCTGTAAGGCTTTTCTAGCACGGGCCGCTGATGCTTTTACGCCTTTGGCTGTGAATTTTTCATTTTCTGCACAGTATGTTTCAAATGCTGTTTTGATTGCGTCGTGATTTTGTGACATGGTATTTCCTTTATAAAATTTTGTATAACTCTTTAAAAATCTCTTTGCTGTCTAGGTTGCGTCTTAAATCCATGATCGACAGCTGTTTCATGGATTCAGTGAAATTACGTTTCATTGGTTGTTGAATGTATGTCAACATGTTTCTATAACTATTTTCAAGCAAGTATCCGGGCTGTTGATTTATTCTGTCCTCCAGTTCCTGCTTGACTGAGTTTAACACATTTTCTGGTAAATGCCTAATGTTTAGGTATTCTGGGGTCAACAATGCACCAATAACAAAACTGTTGTTGTGAAATCCCAACTCTTTGAGCCAATCCACACAATCAAAAATGCTATGATAGTTCAATAAAAAATGCAACATGTTAAAAGTTATTTTATGATCTAACTCACGAATGATATTGAGATTTTCTAAAAAGTCTATCCACTTACCGCCATGCCTGATGTATTCAAATTCTTGTTCCTGGCTTTCGATGCTCACGGTCCAGTGTACATTTTTAAACTCGCATACACGATCAAATACCTGGGTATTGGTACGACTCAGATTAGTGTTTATCCTAAGATTGACTTCAGGATTCAATTTTTTCAACAAGTCCAATAGTTCTAAATTTTCTTTCATCAACAGGGGTTCACCGCCGGCCATGTACACATGTTTGAGTTGTCCGGCATGTTTAAATATGTATTGTTTGAATTGTTCTAGTTGTTGCTGATTGGGGGTTTCGTGTGTCACGTTCAATTCGTCACTCCAACGGCTGCTGAACTGTGGATAGCAATACACGCAGGCAAAGTTACACAAATTGGTCCAGCGTATGTCAATGGTGTGTAAATCGTGCTGGCCTACTTGGTAGGTATTCATGGGCACGGACTTTAATTCACGTATGTAAAACACTCTGTCACTGATTATGTCAAACCCTCGACGATCTTTTTCTAGATCATAACAGGGATAACACTTGGTTCCGGGTTTGCCTTGTAACATTCTAAACTGAGTATCTTGGTTGTGCATGTTAGAAAGAATTTGTTCTGCTGATTGATCTTTGATATTGCCAATGGGACTGGCACTACGAATACAGTTTTTGACTGTTCCATCAAAGTTGTACATGAGACCAGTCCAGGGCACAGGACAAAAGGCTGGATTGGTCAGCATGTCTTTAGGAGTCATATCTGGGTCCAAGGCTTATGTCGGCTATGTGTAGTACTGGTTCAGCCTGTTCCAACATGTTGATCAGAGTCATGGCCCAGGGCATTGGTAGGGCCGACGGTGGAGATGTTTTTTCCTCGGTGGTCAAGATATCTCCTGGTTTAACCAAGACCAGTCTAGGCAGATGATGCAGGTGTCTGAGTTGGACATGTGCTTGATCTAGGGTGTGTTTTTGCAACCAATACTCATCCAGGTTTTCTATAGTGCTGACAGGATAATTGGTTATTTGACTGCCAATGCTGATGATAGTTTTTTCTTGGGCACGCCATCTACGGTGCATTTCAAACAAGAGTTCAGTTTGTGCAAACCCTGCCTGGGCATTGTTTACAAACATATCGCAGGTTTCTATCAGATCTGCACACTTGGGTATGCTACGAATATTATGTCCTGTGCTTCGGCTCAGGCCAACAATTTCATGTCCGCGACTTTGATATGCCTCAGCCAAGGCCTGTCCTATACCTTTGGTATGTCCTGTTATGGCTATTTTCATTTGATGCCTCTCAGTTGTTGCTGTTTCAGTATGTATGCTTGGACTTGTTCTTGATTCTTATTATTAACATCTAATTCTTTGGGCTCTTTGAGGTAAGCATAACCATGATCGATTCCGTGATCCTGAGCAAATTTTTGTATGTTGGGCAGATCATGTAGATTCAACACACTGACTGTGGTCCAAAGATTCAATCGAACTGGCATACTTTTGTAGGTCATTAGATTTTGATAAAAGGTTTGCCAGGATATAGGCCACCGCACCTGTTCATGCACTGCACCTATACCATCACAACTGACTGTAACTGTAACTTCTATGCCACGTGTTGCTACATCTGCAAGCTCTTCCAGTACTACGTTAGCATTGGTATTGAGTCGTAGTGTTTTAAGATTGGGTGGTAAATTTTTTAATAATCTACGATAATTCTTGCTGTAACTGGGCTCACCACCGTTGATGTCCAGGTGCCTGATGCGTTCTTGTGGTAGATCCCAAAATCTGTTGCTATTATCTATTACAGGGAAAGTTTTGCTGGTTAACGCACCAATCCTTGTGCTACATTCAGGACTGCAAGTCAGACAAGCGGCATTACATACGTTGTCTAACACTCCGCCCACTTGTAAGTAGTCAGGATCAGTTTCTAATGCATGCAAGGCCAAGGCATGTATTCGCACACTGCTAGGGTTGTCGGCTTCAACTTCTTGACACCGCACACACTCGGTGGGCCAGATATCTTGTTCAAACTGCTCTTTCTTTTTACGCAACCAACGACTCTCACGCATCTGTTCCAATGAGTCAAACTGTGCGGCGGCAACCATGTGACCACAGGTACTAACTGTACCATTAGGATTGAATCTCACAAAGTGATCTAGTCTAGGACATTGCATAGGTCAAGATTTCGTTGAATTATTTCAGTATATAGAGCTGGATACTTATGCTTGATGTGTGCCACAATCATTCGCATGGTAACTGTTTGTCCACGCAGGTCTTCCCAAAGTATTTTATCCAGCTGAAGATAATACCATAGTTTACCGTTGTCTTTAAAATAGTCTACTAGATTTTGATCACGAGCCAATACATTCCAGGACAGGTCTGTGGCCGTGGCCAATTCATCTATGGGACGTATGTACATCCAGGCTTCAGTAAATCGTTGCAAATTAACCAACCAATGAAACTGCAAGCTGAAGTGGCTGTTAAGAAACAGAAATTTTTCAATGAATTTGAGAGCGGTGTCTCTATCAAAATCAGGATTGTGCCGTAGCCAGGTCTGCACTCCGCTCACGTAGCGTTCAAATGGGTCACGCACAAATACTTCAATGACTTGTAGTTGTGCTATCTGTTTGTAGTCGTACACCCGCTCAGCACCGGCACGTAGGCTGCTGCTGCCGTTTTTGTATATGGGATAGATGTAGCGATCTGGTTCAACTCGATAGATTTCAAGTTGATCAGGAAATAGGATAGGGTCTAAGTAACTCAGCATAGGAAATGTGGGGGACCGTCTCCCCCACTGACACAAGCGATATTACTGTTTCTGACGGTTACGAATCATGGCCAAGATATCTTCAGCACGCTGACTGCTTGGTTTGACTTCTGCTGCCGGGGCCGCTACAGGAGCAGTTGGGGCAGGTACATCATCTTCTTCCACTGGCTCTGCCGCCACAGCTGGAGCCGGAGTACTTGTTGCGGCTGTAGCAGCGTTAGGAACATCTAAGCCATATGGCTTGTAGTAAGCACCCCAACGATCTGGATCGTATGGTTGGCCGTCTACACTTGCTTCAAA